CGCTGTTTCGCACTTGGCTTGCAGTCTGGATCAAGCAACCAATCCCACACGCGGGCGGATTTGTCAACCCCTCATTTTTCCGTGCAATGATCCGACCAGCGATTGCCCCTCCCAAATAGGAATATTGAGGTGCAAAAACTGGCCCGATTTCGCAACGAATTGGACCGCGTAGCCATGGCTCCAATTAGTCGGGTTTGAATGCCTCCAGAGCGGCGCACGTTGGCAAAGACAGCCAGGATTCCATGCCTTGACAAGCCCAACGCCGGGTAGGACCAACGTGGCTGAGTCCTCTTGATGAGTGTGGGCAAACACGACATTGCCAGCCGTTTTCCCAGCAGCGGAAGCAGCAGCGTTTTTCCCGCCGCCTAGCTCGTGGACGAAGAAGATTTTGCCGAGTTTGATCCACCCTGGCGGCAGTCCTTGGATGTGATGCTCTCCGCGCCCGTAGTAAGCGATTCCACGCTCTTCAAGGCGCAGGAGCGTCTTCGGCGACACAAGGTCGCGCAGGAATGCTGAGTCCCGCGTGTGGCGCATGGTTTGGTCAACAATCCAGCGTTCAACACGGTCCTCATGGTTGCCTTCGATGTAGTGGATGCGGGCTTTTGGCGCGGCCTTTTGAACCTCGTCGAGAAACCAGTTGCCCGCCGCGATGTCCTCTTGCCATGAGTATTCAGTCTGCGAAACGTAGCCGAGGACATGATGAGCCGCGAGAAATCCGCCGCATTCGATGATGTCACCGTTTAGCACGATCTCATCGGGATTCCAGTCGCGCAAGTCGCCAAGGAAAGCGGCGACGGCATCCTTGTCCATCATTTGCCCGTGAACGTCATTGGCAATGATGCGGATGAAATCATCCTTCGCGGGTTTCGGGATGGTCCGTGATGCTTTGCCAGAGTAACGCGCTTTTTGCAGGTCGCCGTATTCGACAAGCAGCTCGTCACGGTCTTTCGTAACCGCTGAAAGCTCCTGTTTGAGTTTCGCCAATGCCGCCCGCGCCTTGGTGACTTCGGAGATAGCATCGTTGTCAGTGACGCGCTTGGTTGAGAGGTCAATTCCTTCAGACATACTGCTTGGCGGTTTCAGGGTTCATTATGACTGGCACCCATTCGTCAGGTTCGACTTCGACATACTTGAGGCATCCGAGGTCTTTTGCATGGCGTCGGATTGTATCCTCACCCATGCCCCATTCTTGCGCAAGTTTGCGGATGTCAAAGCCTCGACCGAGCGGAAGGCGCTTGATGTATTTCGCGGCAGATTCCGCTGGCCTGCGTGGTAGCACTCGAAGTTTGCTTAGGAGTAAACCTTGATCGTGTTGAGGTTCCGCTGTGTGTCCCATCTCGGCGCGGACCTTAACGACGTCTTCCGTTTTGATGTTCAGGTTTTTGGCGATCTGATAGTTTGGAGCGGATGGATTCCGCAAAATAGACGCTTTGATTCGTTCGGTGTTGTCCATGTCATTGTTGTTTGGTTTGCAGACATTCCAAGGCAGGAAACAAGAGGTTTTCGAGGCAGCGAACAATCGCTTCCTCTTCAAATCGTCGAAGGTGTGACAGGCCGGAGACGGCAAAGCAAGCATGAATCATTTCATGCCTGAGAGTTTCGAGAGGGTTGCCCCTTGAGGATGGCCCCAATCTGATGATCCATTCGTCGGGGCAGAACGTGCCATATTCGGCGAGGTTGGGGTCTTCGATGACCTCGATGCGGCGGCCTCCAACGGTAACGTGGTCAGGTATCATCGACTTGTAGTTCGGCACACATTGCGCTTGCGAGAACTTCGCTAAGGTCGATGGCAAAATTTGCTGCCGTGGTTTGTTGTGACCTAGCCAGCCTTCCGGTCTTGATGATCTCACTAAGCCATCCACGAAGATCGTGAAGCTTTTGCATTTCCTCATGTGAAACCATGTAGACGTTCATTTCGGCTTTTTCCGTAGTAAACTCCAGATTGTCATAAGCCCGACCGCAATTCCGACCGTGAGTGAGAAGATCCTGAACCCCCATTCGATCTGCTCTTGCATGGAGGTGATGACCGCCAGCGCGTTTAGGGTCATGCCGGAAATTCCCATGACGGTTTTTGCCATGGTGGTGAAGTGTTCGTCGTGAGTCATACGGTAAAGCGAATGCGGGTTTTGACTTTCGACACGTTGCGGACCTTGCGCAAGACAGCCCCACCTTCACGGCTTCCTTCGCCGTCCGTGTTGCCTTCGATTGCCTTAAAGTTGCCGTTCGCGTCAACGGTCGATGCGGCGAATCCAACGTGTGAGAACTTGTAAATCACGATGTCGCCAGGCTGAATGTCCCGCTGCGGATTTCGGCGGGTTTGAGTGCTTGCGTCTTGCTCCCGGCTCCATCGTTCCAAGTCCCAAGCACCTGCCGTTGTCGGGCGCTTGAAAGTGTAGGTTTGGCCCTTCATAGCCTCGCGGACAATCCAACAAACAAAGGCTGCACACCACGGCCACGGTTGATCTGGTGGCAGATATGTGGCGGCCTTGTATTCGTTGACTCTCGGCCCGCAATTCGTGCCGTCAATTTCATGCACGCCGATTTCCTTTTCAGCGATTGCTACGATCTTTTCGGCAAGTTTCACGGCTTACTTTTCCGCAAGGATTTCGACCGCCCTGATGGCGTCCGGTGACAGCGTGAAGGTGGTTCCGTCCTTTGTGGTGAGTGAGCAGCTTGTTAGGCAATACACAACACACCACGCGAGCAGGGTGAGTTTCCAGATAGTTTTCATGGCTTGGTTTCGTTGATGCTTTTGATGATGGCTTCGAGGACTGGCAAGACGACGATGCGAACGGACGCTGCAATGAAAGCCGTGCCCATTAGGTAAGGACGCCATTCAGGCGGCATCGGCAGCGATTCGGAGTCGATTGGAAGCGTGCCAAGCCCAGCGGCGAATGCAGCGAGAGCGGTTGACGCGATGGTCAGTAGTTTGAGGATTTTCGCGGTATTCATGGTGTTAGCTGTTGATCCAGTTTGTGCCGTTGAAAAATACTTCAGTCACGGTTGATCCGCCACCCGCTGCGTTGGCGCGGAAGACGGGCAGCGCCGCGCCGTCGCTGATGAAAGCCTTATCTCCTTGAGTTCCGGCTGGAAGCGTGGCGAAGGTGTAGCCTTTGAGGCGCACGGTATTGCCCGCGATGATTTTGCCGTTCGTTTGGATTCCGCCCGCTCCGGGATCGGATGTGGTCCCCAATCCCACGCCGCCAGATGACAGCATGTAAAACGAGCTATCCGGTGCGTTGTTGGCGAATGAAAAAGGGGTGGCGGTGATCGAACTGGCGGCGTCGTTCAGGCGTTGGATTGAAAAGCGGTTTGTTAGATTACCAAACCGCATTTGTCGCTGCCCCGACGTGTTAGACAATGTGTTGAGAAAAACCCACGTTTCCTCGAACCCGTTGATATAGCAGTATCCGCCAGCCTGAGATGCCGCACCGGACTTACCGTTGATGTTGAAGATTGCTCGCCCACTTGAGTCAGTAGTGAAGTTGCAAGTGGTCGAGTTGTTGTCCTGGGCGACAAAAACCTGACCGACTGAACCACGTGAAATCGTCGGTGTGGTGAGCGTCGGAGAAGTCCCGAAAACAAGCGAGCCTGTTCCGGTTTCGTCCGTGACTGCTGCGGCGAGGTTTGCGCTTGTTGGAGTTGCAAGGAACGTGGCGACTCCAGTGCCGGGTGTGGTGGTGGCGAGGGTGGAAAACTGCGTGCTGTTGAGGTAGATGTAGTTTTGCCACGCGCCAGAGTGATATACGCGCCGGATGACGGTGCCAGCCGTTGCGAACGCCGCGCCTCCAACTGTTGTGGTGCCGTTGCGGACTAGCACCGCGAATCCTTGCCCTTCAGCCGGGGTCGGGTCGGTCACGGTCAAGGTGGCCGTTGCGATGTAGCTCGCGCCGTTCAGGGCGGTGAAGTTTGCAGACTTGACGAGAGGCGTGAGTGCGACGTTGCCTGTTTCGTCAAGAAAGGAAATGCTTCTGAAGTCAGTGGCGTTTTGTCCGTTCAGTCTGACAACGCCGCCTGAGTTGGTGCTTGCTAGGCCAAGTGTGCCGTTGGGGAAAACAGATACGCTGGCAGCGTTAAAATTCGCCGCCGACAATTCACCGTTAGGGCCAAACTTGGCGAGCACATTTACGACGCTTTCATCAACCGCGCCGGAAGATGCATCCGAAACCTGCGAGCTAGTAATGTCTGACTGCGTTGCAAGCGTTCCAAGTTCAAGCGCGGTCCGGTGGTTGGATGCCGCTGCTGGGTCAAGATACTGGAAAGCGCAAGTTGGTCCCCATGTCTGTTCATTTTCGGCCCTTGCCCATGTCGAAAAGATGAAAAACGGTTCAAGTCTGCCGTCGAGTCCGAACTTGGCAACTTTGCCATCATCGGCGCTTGTGGTCCAAGCTGAGCTAGCATCCGTGATCTGACTCGAAACAATCCCCGTCAACCCGCTGCCGTTTCCGGTCGTGGTGAGGTAATCCGTGCCAGCCGTCGCCGCAAGCACGGTCGAGCCGTTGCCTTTGAGCAAGCCCGTGATGTTCGTCGTGGTCGAGGTCGTGACGGTGTTCGGGCCTGCTGGTCCCTGATTGATTTCCACAACATCCGGTCCGAATCCGCCGTCAATTTCGACCGATGACGGAACGCTTCCGGGAACGCTGATTTCTACGGTGGCGATTGACATGGATTAAGATGTGGGCGGTTGGAGAAGGAAGTTGATCGGCTTTTCGATGATGAAAACCGTGTTGCCTCCTGCGTTTTTGACGCGGATTCCGTAGATGTAGCGGCCTGGGTCAAGGTCCATTTGCGTATCGGTTCGGGAGACAACAATGATGCCATTGGCTGGCGTCGGAATGGTTGGTGCAAGGTCAAGAATCCGCGTAGTCGAATTGGCATTGGCCTTGATCCACCCGGTGACGGTGTGCCCCGTCAAATTGACAGCAGCGCCCGCTGAATCCTTGCAAGTGAAGTTCAGGGCGAAAGCGGCGTCGCAGTATGCTCGGGCGATGTTTGCCATTGGCTGGAAGGTAGGTAAAAGGTTTGGCTAGGTCAAGAATCTTAGGCTAGGCTAAGTTTTTCAATGTGATCGTTGAACCGTTGCATTTCTTGAAACACTTGAAAGGCGCGGTCTTTCCAGCCTTCGCGGGGCTGATTCCCGAAAGTAAGGGCAGAAAACCGGGCGCAATCGCAGGGATCGGAGCCAATCGGGACGGCTGAGAATGCGCCTGATTCCGGGTTGAAATCGTGCATCGTGCGCGGGTGTTGGATGCGTGCGACTGAATCCCAGATGGCCAAGTCTTCAGGCGCTTCCGGATCAAAATGCCCGAACTCTAGTTCCTTGGCGACTTCTAGCGCCGTTATGGCAGTGAGAGCATAGCAGCATCCAAAAGACGAGCGCCGGGCGATGGCGGATGAACAAACCCCGACATTGCCGGAAAGGAACGGAAGCGGGTCAATTAGGATCGTATCGCTGTCTAGCTTCATCGCAGATGCCGTTCCGTAGCGTTTGGCGGCCTCGTAGAGCGTCCGGGCGATAGCTGCCGCGCAATCGGTCCCATTCAGGTTCCCCCGCCGCGTGAAGGTCGTTTGGATGTATTCCGCGCCTGATTGCTCGATCCAGCCCCGTGCGGTTCCTGGTAGCGGATTGGCGGCATCATCGTAGATAACCGGAAACAAGCCCGCAGCGATGACGGAACGGACGCATTCCCTTATCGGTAAAGCGTCGCCAGAATAGGTGAAGATACAAACGGGGATCATCGGAAGTAAACCGCTCCTCTCTGGATTTGAATTAGGCTTGTGCCGTTGGAGTAGCAGACAGGGACAACTTCAAGCGTCGAGCTATTGGCTGGAAGTGAAGTAGCAAAGAACGGACCGCGAACGCTTGTGATGCTGCCGGATGACTTGACTAATTCAATGTAAGCGTAACCCGTGATTGGATAGGCTGGATTGAATGAGACAAACATAGAGAACGTCGAGCCGTCTCCGTATGTCGTTTCGCCGTATGACGTAGCGACGTAAGTTCCGCTCGGGTCGGTTGTGCTTCCAGCTGCGCGGATAGCGATAACGTTGGTTGAATCAACGATTTCGGCTGTTCCGTCTGAAAGCAGGTTAGCGATAAAGTCGGAATCGTCATCCGAGGTCCATGAACCCCACGAGTTTGAGGAATAGATGCCAACTTGCGCCTCGCCGTAATCCTTGGAAACGATAATCTTAGTCGCCGCCCCGCCGCCTTCATAAGTGGTTGTCAGCGTCCCGGCTGATCCTCCGTTGTAAGTATCTTTCCCGTAAGTTGTCAGCGTGAATGTTCCCACTGGCGCGGTTGTCCCTGCCGTGGAATAGGTGGCGATAACATCGGTTGCGTCGGAGATTTCGGCGTCTAACCCGTCATAAACCATCGTATTGCCGTATTGGTCAATCCATTCCAGTTCCTTGATCTTAATGAACTTGCCAACGGGCGATAGTGTGCCGGATAGTGTGCCGGATGAATTGACAGAATAGCCCGAACCCCCAACCGGAACGGAATTGTAGATTGTCGGGATGCGATAGCCTCCCATTCCAGTTTCGCCTTGCGCGACGTTAGCACCCGCCAAGTAAAAAGCGGTGGTCGCCTGTGTGGCGTCGATAACGCTGCCGGGATTCACGTAAATGTTCCCGCGTTCGTCCATGTTACAAAGGAAATCGCTCATGTGACGTATTCAAAGTTATCGGTTGGAGTGCGGCGGATTTTGTCGGTGAATGATCGGAAGTCGAGACGCGGCGGGGTTCCAAGGTTTACCGACGTTTGCCCGCTTTTGAGGTCGAGTGATTCAGATTCGACAAGCGCCAGCATCGAAGCGTATTCGGTAAAGCTGCCGCTGATATTGATTGTCTTACCCCGATAGCGTGTTCCGCCTGCGTCCTGCTCGGTTAGTTCAATAGTGCCGGAATACGGGATGAAGTCTTGCGCTGCTTTGAGGTTAGCAGCAAGTGAGGCGGTCGGAGCGATGAAAGTATAATCCTCGGAGCGGAACACGGGAAAGCCTGACAAAACGAACGTGTCGCTTGTTGTCGGACGATTCGTTGCCCACGACTTAGACAACGTGGCTACTTTCGTAGAGCCATTGTAAGCGGTGATTTCATCCGTGAATACTACCCCGCTTGTCTTTGTCCATGTTACCGTCACGCCGACATAGTAGTCGGTTACATTGGAAAAGGTAAGCGGCAAAGCGATGGCATTACTGACAGCGTTTGTGCGACATGCTCCGCTGCAAATTAGCGTTGTCGTGAATGACGTTGGAGCAATCCAGAACTCCAAGCCCTTGCCTCGAAACGCCTTAGTTGAATACATGTCGGTTCCGGGTCCGGCTGGATAGTTCTGAAACCAATACGTTTCCGTCCCGAAAATGGAATTGAACAACTGGCGACGGTCAAAATCGAAACGTGAACTAGGGCTTTGCGGGTCACTTCCCCAAATATCCCCGTTCGGGATGTATTTGATTAGCCCAGCCTGCTCGATAAGCCAATCGGGAGGCGAGTCGCCTTGTTCTGGACCAAAGAAAACCCCATCGTATCCGCTAGGTAAAACGGAAGGAAGTACATTGTAATTCGTGACTGTCAATCCCTGCCCGTTCGCCCAATAACTAACGGCTGTCGCTGTCTTTGCGCTGGCGTTTATTGGATTCGTGCCATACTTGCGGATGAATTCCCTTGCGCTGTCGATAGCGTATGCGATAGAGCCAGCAATCCCGCCGCCTGCCGTGCATTGCACGCTGTCGAATAGATCACGCGGTAGGAAAGTATCAAGCTCGGGACCGGATACCGTGAGCATGTGGACGCGACCTGTGGCGCTTGTCCCGCTGGCTTGTTCGTTGAACACGCGGGCACCTGTTACGTTGCGCGTAATGTAAGGCAAGCGGACCTGATCCACCTTCATTTCCCATACCGGGCGAATGGAGATGCTTTCGATTGGCGAGGTTCCGATTGCGAGCGTTTCGACCGTGGCGACGCTGCGGCGGGTGACGTTGAAAGTTGGCGGCGTGGTTGAGTAGTCAAACCACGCCATTGTGTCGGGCACTAGGCGGACCAATTCTGAAAGAGCCTGGGCGCAAGTGCATTGGTTCAGCGTGATTCGCGGAACGTCGAAAAAGGTTGCCACCGTGCCGCGTTGAAAGGGTGCGCCAAGGGCAATGGCGCGGTCCATGAGGGCTTCAATCGCCGTCTTTAGGTTGACCCCGCCTGCCGCCGTTCCGAAAACGTAGGAAAGCCGTTCTGCCGTGGCTCCGGTGTCGTCTGTCTTCGTGCTGGTCAGGTTGATCCTATCAAGCCACCACCAGGGGCCAGCAACCACGACGGAAACCGTCTGCGCGTTGTTCCCGATTTGAACCGGGCGATCCACAACGTAGCCGTGAAAGAATCGCGTGCCGTTGCGGAAGAGTGTAATCGTTTGGCCTAGCTCGGGGAGTAGTGCGGTCGTTACGTCCTCCGGTGAAATGGTCAAGGCTAGTTCATCCGTGTCAACTGAGCGGAAGTATAAACGGGCCTCTTCTATTTGCAGCGTCTCAAGTGAGCGCGAGGTTGCGTTCAGGGTTTTCCCTGCCTCACCTACTATGGTCCATGCGACTGACATTTAGCGTTGAACGGCTGGAAGTGATTTGATGATTCCTGCTTGGCGGGTGGCTTCAGCTACAAGCGCATTATTGGAGGCGATCAAGGCATTGGTTACTTTCTGCATTTCTTGGACAGCCTTCAAGGTTCCCTCTTGTCCTGCTTTGATCGTGCCCCCAAGGAGCTGTAACGCTGCCGCATTTTGCAGCATCTCTTGTGCTGTTAATTTGTTGTCTGAAAGACTAGCAGTGATGGCAGCTTTGGCGGCTTCCTGATCCCGTGTAACGGGTTCGATTTGCGGAAGAAGCTCCTTTAGCTTCCCGACATTCGCGGAAATGTTTGCAACTCCGGTCGTGAGGGCTTGCGTTGATTCTGTAATCTGAAACTTGGTTTCGATCTCCTGAATTTGAGCGGCTGCGCTTTTTTGCGCGTTGTCCATCTCCTGCGCCGTCGCGTAAACATCGGAAAGCGCCTTGTCGATCTTCTGCGGGGCCTTCTTTGCGTCCTTCTGAAGATTGGCGATTGCGCCTTCAAGCTCGGCAAGCTGGCTGTCAAAACGTGATGTTTCTGCGCTTTCGTATCCGGCTTTTTGAACGCCAGCGGCAACCATACCCTTGTCACTTGCGCGGCTGATATTGGCCTCGCGGTTTAGCGTTTGCTGCCGCTGTTGGAGTGCGTCAATCTCCCCTTGGATGCGGTTCTTTTCGTTTTTCGCGTCCTCGTAAAGAGTCTGCGCTGTCTTGTATTTGATCTGAGCTGCCGCCGTGCTGGCTTCGATGTCAGCAACTGCATTCTCCTTTTGTGTCTCGCGGGATGCGCCTTGAATCTGCGCAATACGCTGCTCCGCATCCTCGATTTGACCCGTTGCGGCCAAGTAGTTGACCGACGCAATCGCAAGCTCCTCCTGAGACTTGATTAGCTCGCTTTGAGCCTTAATCCGCTCGCGTTGCTGATTGGCAAGGTCGATTTCCTGATCTGCAGAAAGCCGGGTTAGTTCAGCGATGCGTTCGGACTTGGCAATGAAGTTGTCGGCAGCTTCTCCGCCTGCTGCGCGGTATGCCTCTTCGGTCTTCTTGGCAAACTCGTCAGCCGCTTCCCATGCGTCCTGAGCGGCTTTCTTGGCCGCGTCAGTGCTCTTAATCATGGAAGACAGAATGAGAGCGCCAAGGGCGATAACCGCGCCTGCAATGGCTCCTTGTGGGCCAAATCCTGAAAGAAGCTGCGGACCTTGTTGAACCAGGATCGTGACAGCGGAAGTGCCTGATTGAGCTTGAACTGCAACGTCTTGAAGCTGTTGACCGACGTTGCCGATGGCAAAGCGCATGTTCTTGTAACCCTTAACCGCTTCCGATTGCGCTACGGTTTGAACCGCCTGTTGCCGCTGAATGATGCCTGAAAGCGCCTCCTCTTTCTTTGCGTAGGATTCTCTTTCTGCACCGGCTTTTCTAGCAAGCTGTTCGACTTTTTGAACCTCAGCCTCTTGAGCGGTCAGAAGTTGATTCTTGCGCTTCAAATAAGCCTCGTCCTCGTCCGCGACCCTGCGAACTGCCGCTGCTGCCTTGTTTGCTCCTGCAATGTCAGCGGACGTGTTAAACTTGATATTTACCTGTTTGTTCGCGTCGGCCATTACGGTGCGGTGGTCCTCCCGGTTAGCGTTACGCTGATAGCCACGGTTGCGCCCTTGTGAGCGGTCCCTACGTTGGCTTGAACGTCATAGAGGGCAAGCGTTGGCGTGACGGTATCGGCAACGCCTAGCGTGGTATTTGCGCTTGATGCTGCCGGGGTGATTCCTGGCGATGGAGAGCCGTTCGCAAGCGCGAGGTTGAGCGTCGTGTCATTTGCTGCCGCTCGCTTGGCAGTCAGGACAATATCCGCGCCCGTGCCGCCAATGGAAAACCGTTTTGCGATGGCAACCACGTTTCCAAGTGCCGTTCGGACTTTCGCCGCCCATTGCGTTGGAGTATCGGAAAGCAGGATGGCAACCGTAGTCGCCAAGGGTGAGCCTGTGACGTTTGCCGCCGTGAGAGTCGCCGTGACGTTGCCGTTGCCTGATGCTGTCCCTGCTGCCGTTGCTGTTTCGACCTGCTTTGTGCCTTCTGCTGTGCGAACGCCAAGGATGGCCGTGGCGTCGGTTTGGTTGATGAGGTCGGAGGGAAGGGAAAGCAGATAGAACTCGGCGGCGTCCACCGTGTCAAATCCAAGCATGGATTCAAACGAGACGTTGACCATGCTACCGGGCCGGAAGAACTGCCGCCCTTCCGTCGCGCCAACGTATGCAGCCTGCTGGAAATTGGTCTGTGGATCAATTCGGAGGTTGCTAGTCTCCGATGACCGTCCGGACCCTCCAGCGAGGTCGATTGTGACGTTCCCGATGGTGAGGGTGCAGATCATGGCTTAGGCGACTGCCGTGACGGTGTAGAGAGCAACTTGAGCGCCTGCGTTGAACGTGCGCTTGGCTTGCAAGGTAAGCGTCCCAAGTCGGTTTGCGTTTGGTGCAAAGTTGCGTTCAAGGCTGATGAGCTGGACCGCCGCGCAATCGAAGTTCAACCCGCCGCTTGTGGCTGTGGAGATGTCCAACGTGGAGCTTGCTAGTTCTTCCCCGGCGTCGAGTGAGCTAAAGTAAGTGTCGAAATCATCCTGGTCGATTCCTGTCGGGATACAGGTAATCGTGCAAGCGATTCCGCCAAAGGTCTTATCGACAAGCCCGATGCCGTCCACCATCACGTCGTCACTTGTCATGTCAAAGGCAATCTCGAATCCACCTTCAGAGAAGAAAGGACCAATCGCGCCAAGAGTGGCGGAATAGGGGCCTGTGACGATTTTTGTCGGGTCAAAAGCTGTGCCGATGGATGCGCCCGCGCCGTAGGTGTAGTAATCGGCAGCAACTGCAGGATCGCCGTTTTTCTTGAGAACGCTGGTGAAGGTGACGCTTCCAAATGCGGTCTTGCTTGCGCTTGCGGAGATGGAAGGAATCCCAGTGATGAACGCGGCAAGGAAGGTGTATGTCGCGTCGGCAGAAACGATGACAAGCGGTGTGTCCGATGCTGTGGCAAGCGAACTTCCGATTGCGGCGTTGCCTTGCGCGAAGAGAACAGTGAGCGATTCAATCTCGCCAACGGGTGTAAACTCAATCGTGGTTGTGAAGTCGGTCTTTGCACGGCCTACGATGCCGTAAGCATCCGTTTCCTTCTCGAAGTTGGCGTTCGTTTGGGTGAGTTTGACCCCGCCCTTTGCGTAGAAAGTCGCGCCTCCGTAGGTGACTTTGCAAGGGCCTCTAACAATGGTTGTGCGGTCGAAAGTTGGCATTGGAGTTTAGCGTGAGGGTGCTGTTTGTGGGAGGTAAAGCCCGATGGAAAAGGTAACGGCGTATTGGTTTGTGGATTCGTCCGTTGCCGATTTGATGGACTGGAAAATTAGACCGCCGCCGCAATACTCGTCGCCATTGGCGTCTGTCGGGCGGTGGTTCTGAAGGATGTTGGCGACTGCTTCCGCTATCTGTGCGGCTGATGGTGTTGGCCCCGGCTTCTGTCGCCAGATTGAAGGGATTTCGACTGCGGTTGCGATGAACTGGCAATCTCCTAAATCGGGGCCTGGAGTGTCTGAATCTGAGTCGCCGGATGAGTCAAACTTGATGATGATGAAAGCGCCAGTCTTGCTTCCGGCGTTGTCGATCTGCGCAAATATGTCCTTGTCGTCGTCAAGTAGAACCGGAAGGACTGGAGATGTGCGGATGAAGTCGCTTGCCCGTAATGCGCGGGCCATGCTCTCGGTCGTTTGCTTTAGGACTGATGCCATTAGTATATCGTCACGAAGTCGAGTAGATCATTGCCGCCGTAACGGACTGGCGAGGATGTGGTTGCCGCGTAGGTCGCCGCCCCGGCGTCGTCTGCGTCCGCGTTGTTGTTCCCAAGGTCTTCCAGATACTTTTCGGATGCGTCGATCGCGGTGTTCCGGTTTTCGCCATTGTATCCAGCCAGCGCTGGAAAGCTGTTAGTGAGCGTGCGCAAGACAAGCGTGTAAGCGTGTCTGATGGCGCCGGGAGGGACAAACAAGCCAGTGTTCAAGGCAGGTGACAAACCCCGTTTCCTTCGGCCTGCATTGACGCGGGATACGATTTCGAGAGCGACTTCGGAAAGCGCGGTTGCGATCTTCGTATCAGGCGTTGGCGACTCTGCCAGCAACGCATCGTATTCGTCACCGTTCACACGGTCCCGAAATGTAGCAGCAGATAGAGCAACCCAAGCCATGACGGTGAAAAGTTTGGAAAAGCCCCGCCCCGGAAAAACACGAAAAACCGGAGCGAGGCTAACCAATGAGCAGCAATTAACCCAAGAGAGTGGCAACAAATTCAGGCTTCCAAACCTTGACGCCGTAGAGGCAGGTGATGTCAAACATGACCTTGCCGTAGCCCTTGTAGAGAGCGATTTCAAAGGACAAGCCCGAAGCCTCGTCATACATGGTCATGCGGTCCGTGGCAGCGTCTCCGCCGTAAGGCTGAGAAGGTGGGCGCATGACAAGCTCGATGGCAGATTTGTGGAAGCCCATGTTCGCGGTGTAGTTCGCGGCAAGGGTAAGGGCGCGGGCGCTTGCTCCGGTAGCCTTGCGCAAGCCTGGCTGGTTGAGAACAAGCGTTGCAGCGGTGGAAGCGTCGGCCACGCCAGTCTTGACGATGTAGACGTTTCCGGTGTCGTTGGCGATGCCGAGAGCGTCACCCGCGACGATGGTTCCGGTTCCAACCGAGGCGGTCAGTGTGATGCTGGTAGCTCCAAGTGCAAAGCCAGCGGCTGCGGAAGTCGGAGAGCCGCCAAGCGTGCCCTTGGTATGAGTGGCAACGCCAGCGGATTGCTTGAGGCTGAATCCGAAAATGTCGCCAAAGTCACCACGGCGCAAAAGGTTGCCGTCGCCTGCTTCGTTGACCTTGTAGAGGTTGGCGAGTTGGCGGAACTTGGTCCCTGCGGTCGTGTTAATGACGCAAGAAGTTTCGTTCGGGTTGATCGGGCATCCGTTGTCCGTCAGGATCTGAGCGAGGTCAGCAAGCGGGTTGATGTTCGTGGCGAACGGGTTGGTTCCGGCGGTGCCAGTAGCGCGGCTCGATCCGTTCTTGATAGTGGTGCCGATTTCCGCCTCGATGGCGTTGCGGATGGTGCGGAACGCTTGGGCAAACATTTGCAGTCGGGCATATTCACCGCCTGCGGTGTTGTCGAGTTGGCGCTGCTGTTCGCCCGTGAGCGGGATTTGAACATTGGCCACTTTGTCAATGGTCATGGTTTCCGTGTTCAGCGTCTGTGCGTCGCCGTCCGGGATGGTCATGTTCGGGCTGTAACTGGTGTTGAGCGTAGGCTGGCCAGTGCGGAGCGAGAGAACGGTGCCGCCGATGGAAACGCCTTCGCTGCCGCCGTTGACGATGATGGACTGAATGAAGCCGGTTGGTTCGGACGCAACAAGGTCACGGGCCTGATAGATTTGCTCAGTGAGCGAGGAAATAGTGAGATTAGCCATGATGGTTTAGTGGTGAGTGGTGAGAGATTGGGGTGAGATTATTTCGCGTCATCCTTGGCGATCTTGCCGCCCGAACGCATGTATTTGTTGCGTTCAACCGGGCTCATCGCGTCAAATTCGGCGCGGGTGATTTCGGTAGGTGCAGCGCCATCCTTGACGACTTCAGCAGCAACGGATTGACCGGAAGCGGCATCCTTGCTTGGAAGGGCTGAGAGAGCGGCCTTGGTCGATTCCGGGTCGATTGAAAGCGACTTCAACCAGAAGGCTTTCGTCGCATCATCCTGCGGAGGAATCGCGCCACGGTTGACAGCGGCCTGGACGATTTCGGCGTTGGCAGCTTTGACCTGTTCGGCCTTTTCGTCTTCCAGCATCTTTAGAGACGCCTTGACGGTTTCAAGCTCGCCAGCGATGCGGGCAGCTTCAGCCTTGGCGGCGTTGACGGCTTCAAGCTCGGAAGCACGGGCAGCGGTGACGCTTTCCACGGTGCTTGCGGACTCGCGTAGGGTGGCGAGCGATGTCTTGGCAGCGGCAACCGCTTCTTCAGCGGTCTGATTCGACTCGGCTAGGCCAAGTTCGGTGAGGATTTCGGTGATTTCCATAGTGGTTTCAGTGTGAGAAGCGGCAATGCGCTCGATTGAGCGGAACGCGGGGTCATTGACAAAAGAGCCGATTTCCCCGGTCGGGGTAAGTCCGACTGGAACGCCTTTCGACATGAGATAGGAGGGGGACCAATAAGAATAATTGCGCCCGTCGATAGCCTCTTTCCCGGCTTGTGTAAGCTCGCCTTCAAGGATAAGCCCGACGCCTTTTTCGTAGCGGTATCCGGTCGGGATCATCGAAGCGGGGCCTGCTTTATGGTCAAATCCGGCAAACGGTCGGACGTTATCGGAAAGTCGCTTGGCTAAGTCGTCCTGAAACGAGGCAAGGACACGCTCGTCAACTGTAACGGTGCGCTTTTGTGCCTTTCCGTTTACCGTCGCCTCGATTTCGTGTGTGCCTTCAGGGAGGTAAACAATAGAGAAGCCACTGGACCCGGTAGCGATAAGCTCCGATCCGAAAGCGGCCTGGATTGTTTCGGCTCCGTTCATTTGCGCGACAATTACGCTTTGTCGTTCAAAGTGGCAAGGCTAAATTTAGGCGAGGCTAATTTTCTTAGTCTTTGTTCAGTTGCTGGTCGATACTTTCCTGCACGCCTTTAAGGAATGCGTCCGTGATTGTCTCATCCGGCGGCAATGCACCCGGCCATGGCTTGTGAGTAACCGACTTCTTGAGCGCATAGGCGGGCAGGATAGTCCCATCCGGCTTTTTCCACATTAGACAGCCTTTAGACGCGAATAGCGGGCCAATATTAGAAACAAAGCTGCTTGTTCCTTTCCTTGCCTTACGTCCGTGAGCCTCGGGAATAATCGGGATAGTCAGGAACTTGGCACTCTTGGCGCTAATCGTGCCGCCTGTGACCTTGTGGGCCAATCCAACGGCCTTGTTAGCTATGTTCGCGCCTGATCCTGTAACGCTGGTGATGCCCCATCCGGTAGCGACGTTATCGGAAAATCGGGTTTTCTGTCGCCCTGGTCCATGAGTCGGGAGCGCCGGATTGATCCATAGATTGCGCCCTTTTTGCAGGTAGTAGCCTTCGATCTCATCTTTAGCGACTTCCGCCCCGGCTTGGTTGAACGCCTTCATGCTGCCCGCACCGAACGTCTTGCGGATAGACGCAAGAACCGCGCCTATCTCGCCCGTATCAACGTCAACCCGGATGAATGATTTGCCTGATGTCATAGCGTTTGCTCGATCCCTCCGATGATTGCTTCTCCGATGGCAGTTTCTAGCTCGTCCTGAATTGGTCGCGGGTCCATAAGCACCCACAAGGTCGGAACACGTTCTAAAGCGGCCTCCATTTCGCGAAAGAATGCTGCGGGCGGCATCTTTTCAGCAAGGTCCATGAGCCTGGATAGTTCGTTGTCAATCGGCGCATAGGAGCGTTTCGCCAGTTCGGGCAATCGCTTCTCCACGTTCGCCATGATCTCGTTAGCCTTCATCCCTTGACGGTTTGAACCCATTCAAAGCCCGCATCCCCGCCGTGAGCGAGCCACCTGCGGGCAGTCTTGCTATCGGCGTCCCATGAGGCGGAAACCCGCTCGGATTCGTGCTTGGCGAAAAACTCGGCCATGCGTTTGACGGTCGCCTTGTCCAGTGCCGTGCGGTTGCTTAGGTCGCGTGCGCGGGATACCTCGGAGGCTCCAAGGCCGGAAACAAGGCGGGACCAAACCGGCAACGTGCGGTTGCTGTCGAGAGCGGATTGAGCGGCGAGGGCCATCTCCTCGGTGGGAATGAGGTCATCTTCCTGCAATGGGTCATAATACGAATAAGTAGGCTTCTCGCCTTGTTTGGCGATTGGATTAACCTGCGCCGCCTCCTTTTCCGCGCCAAATAGTTCCTCGCCTTCCATTGGCTCGGGCACGCGCAAAGTCTCATAAACCCACTTGGAAGGCATTGGAAGGCCGATGTCCTTCAGTATCTTGACCCGCTCGGCGTTTGTCTTGTCGTCTTCCACTTCCGGGATTTCAACAACGGCGTAAGGCATCTCCTCGGAAGGAATCTCGCCAAAGTTCATCCGCACGATAGCGGGGACAAGCTGGTCCGTGAGGAAATTGGATAGCCACTTAGCCCGGTCCTTTTCCATGTCGGAAAGCGTATCGGCATGAACCTCACCTAGTGCTCGTGAGCCTGTTCCGGTGTTGTCCGTGGTCAGGGTTTGGCCTAGCAATAGCAAGTCGCATGTCTTGTTGGCTAGGTCGATGATAGCGGCTTGCGGGAGTGACTGAGCGGAGCCGGAAACGCCGTCATGAACTTCAAACTTGAAATCCTGATTGGTGATTGCGTAGCCACTTGATCCGATGTCGGCTAGGAACTCTTCACCCTTGGCCATCGCTTCCGGCGTGCCGTCCGTTGCCACTGTGCGCCAAGGAATCCCGAAAAGCTGGACGTATTGCATATACCAACCCATCCCGAAAACAGCGGCCATCCAGTATTTCACAAGCGGACGCATCGCTCCTGAGAATATCGGGTGCAATCCGCCTTGTGCCCTGACGGCGATAAGCGAGGAATCCTTGTCGAAGTCGCGCAGGTTGCCGTTGTATCCGTCTTTCGACCACATTAGACGTTCCTCCAAGTTGCTGCTCATCGGATAGCTAAGACACGGGCCGGGGAACGGAACGTAACAGCGAGGACTCCAAATGTTGTTTTGTAGCTGCCAGACAATTTCGATAGCAACCGGTCCTTTCACTTCGCATTCAAGAATGGCGTCAATAGCCTCGGTCGTGCCTAATTCAAAGTATCCCGGACGCGGCATGGCGGATTCAAACGCCCGTTCGACTACTTCATGCACTGCCAATGCTCTTTCGCTCGGCTCGGTTTGTCCTTCGATCTCGCCAGGCTTTATTTCAATAGGTAGCTGAGAGACAGCGCGAGTCAGCTTGTTGACGTTCTGGCGAAAGCGAGGCCAAGTATCCAGCATGAGCCGTTCAAGCTCATAAACATACTGCAATCGACCATATCGGACATTGCGTAGGATGCTGTTGACGTATTCCGGCGTAATCTCGCCAAGGGAATAGCTTTGTTGACGGTGTGCCGCCGTCATGGGCGCAATCATGGGCGGGTTTGCCTTAGCCATACCCTCCCTTTACTTTGTGGGACAAACTTAGGCAAGGCTAAGTTTCAGAAGCGGTTGAATCCCCGGATTGCCGTCTGCCTAAATGGCGAGGGCGCGGATTGGATGACGGCGGAAGCGGTTAGGGCTCCGGTCAGGCGAGCGCCACAACCGATGCAACCAAGGATGGCGTCGCCGTGGTCGGGTGACTGCGGAAGCTCTTCCTTGCTCTGTAGCCCTAGCTTGCCCCGGTCGTTCCATTTGCTTTTCCGGGTTGTCAGTTGCTCGAACGCCCTAGGGCTGAGACCTTCGATGTTCACCCTGCCAAGTCGAATAGCGTGGCATCCTAAGTGCCAGACTTGGGAGATTAAGCTGGCGTATTTGTCGTTGAGGTCGAGCGATGCGGGTGCTCCGCCTCGGAAATGGTTGATTCGCCACCCCATGGACGCCATGTCGTTAATCAGGCCGATTCCTAATCCGTCAGCATCCCCCCAAATCTGGCCAGCGGATAGCCCGTGAAGCTTGAATAGGTTGATGAACTCGCGTGAGGCTTCCACGGTGTCCTTTTCCCGCCATGCCTTGATAACCCGGACCTTGTTGCCCCGACGAATCGCTAGCACGTTCTCGTCCCTGCCCGCTGCAAAGTCGCAAAACGCTACGGTTTCGCCCGATTCGTCAATCTCAGGCTGATTTTTGAGAGCGTTAGTCAGTTGCATAGGACTGAGCGTCAATCGCTCTTCGTTCTGGTCAACAAACTCAGCTAAGTGCATGGATCGGAACTCCCAAGTGTCTTCCGGGTAGGTTTCAAGGTCCATTTCCCGCTTGGACGCCTTGATGTGCGGGCACATGGTTGACGGAACACGCATTGACCAGAAGTAGCGCGAGAGCTTGCCGAACGTGTCAAAAAAGCGCCCTTTCGGCTCGCCTGCACTTGAGATGTAGAGCTTAAATGACGATGTGCAGCGGTCGAAAGCGGTAAAGATTTCGTTCGGAACTGTCTTAGCCTCGTCAACTAGGATAAAGACCGGGTCAATATCCGGTGAAATAGTCGGGTGAAATCCTTCCGCCTTACCTGGGTCATTGGTCGAAAATCCGATGCCCCTTCCGCCTTGTGGCGTCCGAATTGTGCAAGAGCTTAGGGAGTTGGTAAAGGTCGATCCCGGAGGCAGAAATTGAACCACTGCGGGCCATAGCTGATTCTGTAACTGATTGAATGATCCCGATGTGGCGACAAGTTTTCCGCGTGGATAGCGATAGAAGAACCACGCAATCGCCCAAGCTGCTATCACTGATGTCTTCCCGGCTCCGTTACACGTTAAGAGAGATGTCTGATAACCTCTCCCCCACGCTTCTAGCGCCTCAATCTGCCAATCGTAGAGATTCGCCCCGTGAACCGTAGCGTATTGAGCCGGGGTTAGCCATTGCTTAGTTGTCGGCTTCAAGGGCGCTAGGTGGCTTGATTGCTTGCTGGATAGCGGCGATACCTATAATGCGCTCTTCTAGCTCGGGAGTGACTTCCTGCCTTGTGACAAGCGGTCCGCCATCGGCTCCGGTGATTTCCTGCGCGATTCGGTCGCCGTAGCGTTTTGGGTCCCATTTCGCCAGCAACTTCAGTCGGGTTTCCACGCGAAGCCGGGAGCGGCTGATCCACTCGCTATTCGGCACCTCTCCGCCCTTGTCGGTCAAGATAGTGTCCCGCTCGCTGTTGTCTGCGATGTTGAGGGCGTCAAGGGCGATCTGGTCAAACCCTGCCTCCCTCGCGCGCGCGATGTGTCGGGAAAGTTCTTCGTCGTTGCTCATCCAATTGTAAACCGCGTCCCTTCCGGGCATATCGTCGGATTCGCAAAGCACCGTTAGCGGCGTGCCTTGGGATAGTCCTTCAATGATCCTTTCGATCACTTCCGGGGTGCGCTTGCTTGGGCGTCCGATTGCCATGCTTTACACTTACTTTGTCCCGCAAAGGCTTGCAAGCGTTGTTTTTCTGTCAGTATGTCGAGACGAAATTGATTCTCTAATCCTTTGACAATCAAAGGCCGCAAATTTCAGCCTTGACTCGCCTTTTTCGTCGTGGCTTTTCACTGTTTGTCGTTTGCTTCGCCGGGAACGCGTCTCGCCCGCTCATTGCCGCTTGACGACCACCAGCAGGTTTAAGCTCCCGTCCGCGTCAAATATCCGGTCCCCGAACTGCGCTCGCAGGTCAGCTTTCAGCTTGGCCTTGATCTCCGGGCTGAGCTTCTTGATCTCGGCTTTCGATCCGTTCGCCAGCTTTTCTGGGAGCGTCGCGCCCCATCGTGCGCCGTTGATCGCGCGGATTAGCTCGCCGGGTCGGACAAGCCCTAGTCGTTCGGCCTGCTTCCGGCCGATTGGCTTTTGATACATGTAGGAGTTAAATCCGAACGGCCCCCACGGAACGTCAAACCCTCCGATTTCGCTGCTGTTCTGGTAAAGCCAGAAGTCGAAATCATCCCATCGGCGGATTTCACCCTCGGCGGCAACGTGCCTTGGCCGGGGCGTGGTTGCGCCTGGAGAGCGTAGAAACTGCGCGGCAGGGTAGCGGTTGATTCGGTCCTCGTCTGAGACGTTTCCTTGCCAGATTGCCAACCGTTGCGCCTGCTGGATGTTCGTGTTGAAAACCAGCTTCAGCCGCTCGCTTCCGACTACGTTGGAAATCCGCTTGTCCTTGAAGTCTTCCGGCGTGGCGAATCCTTGTTTCACGGCGAATTCCCGCGCCTGTTCGATGAAATCCGCTTGCCCTCCGGTTTTGTATGCGATGGCTTTTCCGTAAGGTCCGTCAACCTCTTCCACTGCGCCCTCGATCCAGTTTTGAATCAAGTCCTTGTAGGATTGCAGCACCCGGGCCTTGTCAACCGTGGCGCTAAAAAACGACTGCTGCCGGATGACGGGCGCGGTTGCCTGCCATTGCGCGGACCTGTTCCGCGATGGGGTGACGACTCGCAATGCAAGGTTGCGGAGTGCTTGGAAGAATGGCTCTAGCATGGCTCGTTCTTAGCAGGTGTAATCCAAACCCGCACGCACGTATTTAGGTCTTTTCCCAAGGACTCGTTTACTTTCGATTTCAGCCAGTCTTCCGCTTGGCCTTTAGCTATAAGCGAATTGCTTTCGACCTTGGATTCAAACTCTTCCGAAATGAAAATGTCGGTCCATGGTTGCGATCTCGGGGCTCTGTAATCAGTCGTTTTCTTTCGGCTCCCCCAAACCCTCTCCCAAGCCTCCCTCGCTTCTTGGCTCATGGCTTTTCTCCCGGCTGGTTCAGGGAGGCGAGGGCGTCATCGGCCATCAGGTCGACGATCTCGTATCTGTTATAGCTGCAATTCTCGGGTCCACCTGAAAGTGCCTTACGGTAAGCCCGCAACGCCTCCACGAGCCTGTCCCGCTGCTCAGTGAGGACGCCAACCTGGGCGAGCGCATCGGTCGTTTTATCAATCCACCAGTTGCGCTCTTCTTGGGCCTCGGCAAGCTGGCGTTCAATTTTTTCCATTTTGTAAATCAACCCCCAAACGGGCTGCTGACTGGTCCATCCCTTTTCGGCCATTTGCTGGCGGCATTTATCTGTAATCGGCGTGTCTGTCGTGTTCTCACTCATGGCTGTGTCAGTTTGGATTTGAGGGTGTCGAAGGCATCGTCGGCCTCATCAAGCCCGGTGACTCCATACGTGTTTCGATACATCTCCGCAACCGCCTTCCAGGCTGCGGCCTCGCGTTCGAGTTGAGCAGAAACGGTCAAAGCTTGCTCAAAAGTCTGGCAGGCGTCTGTTTTCGGAGTCGGGTAGTCGGGTAGGTTCATTTCGTTTCTTGGTCAATTTTCTTGATAATGGCGGATTGAAGGACTGCGTGCGGCTCGCGCTTGCCGGATTCCCAGTTTCGGATTGTCCGCTCGCAGTATCCCGTCAAGGCGGCTAGAGCGGCTTGTGAGAGCTTGGCGCGTTTCCGGGCGGTCTTGAGTCGATTTTCGAACCTCATGCGGTTGTGGTGGCTTTTGAACTGTTCAACGGGCTTGCTAGGCACTTAGTCCGAACAGGTCGCTGAATCGGACGGGATACCGCCGATTAGCAGGCTGTTGGGCTGACGAATGAAGACGTGAACAACCGTGCGCGGATCTTCGGCGAGCGCCTTGGTGCGGATGTCCGCAATTTCCTGTTTCAGTTTCATCCCCTCGGGATCGCCGGGAGGCACGTCGGCATGCATCAGGGCGGCGTGCTGTTGGCGAGTCAGCCAGATCATTAGGGCGGAGCGGTCGCCATCTGCGGAGCCTTTATCAAAGCCCAACAAGGCGTGCGTGGCAATCCCCACCAAGTCTTTCTCTTCGGCGGGCGTTTCTGGTAGTTCTGACTCTGGTTTTGTTGTCATAGATTTATTGTGGTTCGGGTGGGACTGCCACCACTTTTGCGTTCGCAATAGCCCGGTCCAGTCGCGCATTCAAGGCGTCCATTCTGGCCTGCGTGGCGTCGATCATCGCGTCTAGTTCGGCGTGTGTCATTGGTTTGGAGGGTTGGCGGGGGATGGGACCCGCTGGGTGGTTAGGCGTAGGCGGCTTCACGTTCGGCGGCGGCGCATTCGTCACCGTCAATGACAAAAAGTGATCCGTCCGGGTGTTTAAGAACTTCATAGCTTTGTAGCTTCTGCTCCATGCGGAAAGCCCCTACGTTTGCAATGGTTTCGCGGCCAACCTTGATCGCTCGCTTTTCGTAAGACTTAACGTCCCACTTCATTTCGTGAGGTGTGAATGAAACAAACTCCCATTTTGCTTCTTCGACGGTCGATCCGCTGGCGACGACTGCCATCATTGTTTCGGAGAGTTGGCCGGAAAATTCGATGCCGGAAGGGGTGGTTGCTTTGACGTTCATTTTTTTGGTTGGTCGGTTGACAAGGCACACAATAGGCACTTTTTGCCGGATGGGAAGGAAAAAGTGAATTATTTTTCAGGCTACCAATCCACGGTCGTCCCCGGTGCCGCTGGAATGAACCGCTTACCCTCCCGGAACTTCGTGTACTGGCGACTGAAATCCAGCGGAATGATGCCCGTTTCCCCGTGCCGGTTTTTCGTCAGGATCATCTCCGCGTAGCTTTCCGGGTAGGACGTTAGCCCGTAGTAGCTCGGGCGATACATCATGCCCACGAAGTCCGCGTCTTGCTCAATCGCGCCTGATTCGCGCAGGTCTGACAGTTTCGGCTCGCCTGCTCTTGCGCCCCCTCGCTTGTCGGACTCGCGGTTGAGTTGGCAAAGGACAATGACCGGGATTCCAAGCTCTTTCGCCAGGCTCTTGATTCCCGCGCTGATTTCCGCAACTTCGCGCTCCCGATTGCCTCGATTGTTTCCGGTGGCACGAATCAGCCCTAAGTGGTCAATCGCTGCCAGCTTGATACCGTTGCGCCTGACAGCCCTGCGGAGCTTGGCGCGGATTTGCATGATCGTCATGCCCTGAGAGTCGTCAATTCTCAGGACCGACTTGCCGATTTCAAGGTAGGCGTTTTTGAGCCGGATCAAGTCGCCTTTGTCCGGTGGATGAAACTCGCCATTTTCGTCTTTCAGCGCAATGCCCGCGCGTGAGTAAATTGCGCGGGTCACAAGCTCTGTGTCAGACATTTCGAGGGAAAACACCTGCGACGGGTCATCACGGCGAAATGAGACGTTTTCGATGATGTTCATCAGGAATGACGTTTTGCCCATTGCCGGGCGTCCTGCAATTACGAGTACTTGCCCCGGCAAAAGTCCGCCCGTCATCCAATCGAGATCGTGGAAGTCGGTCAAAAGCCCTTGCGGTGCGCCTCGGGTTTCAATTTTTAGCTGGATTGCCTCCATTGCTGATTCCGCGACTGTCCGCATGGAAAACACCTTGGAGCCTTCGCACGCCTCCCGGATGCTGCTGATCTTGGCCTCCGTGGCGTCCAGTAGCCCTTGAACGTCTTCCGGTAATTCATCCACGCCTTGAATCGACTCGTTGGCAGCTTGGAGGATGCTCCGTAAAACGAACTTGTCCTTAACGATTTGAAGATGCTGGCTGAAATGGCCTCCGGTTGGGGCATAGGTGTAAATGTCCGTAATTGCCGATGGCCCGCCAACGTCTGCCAGCATACCCAAGTCGAGAAAACGCTGAACAAACTCGACAAGCTCGCAGTGTCCTCGCTCGTCAAACATGGCAAGGATTTGATCGAAAATGCGGGCGTGCGCAGGGAGGTAGAAGTGGTCAGGTGATAGGCTTGCGTTAAGAGCGGCAGGTATCCACTCCTGAGGGTCTTGCAGCATCGTGGAAAGGATGGACTTTTCCGGCCCGACTGCGTGCGGGGGGATTCGTAAAACGTCGTCGTTCATGGGTGGGTGGCTTTGTAAAGCTGGCGAGCGCGATCAAGGTCAATGTTCCAATTATTCAGAAGCGTCTGCAACGCTGTTCGTCTATGGTCTTTTTCCTCCGGGATAGTGGCGTTATAGTAAAACTCCATTCCGCTGATTTCTTTGTCGGTGGGGTTGGCGATTGCTAGCGATTCGGCTTCAGCAATAGTCCATAAGGTTTCGGGCTGTCTTCCAAACAAAGCGCCGATTCGGATCATTTGAGGGGTATTCTCTTTGACTCTCGATTGCCCCTCTGACTTTTTCCGACGCCTCGCCTTGCCTCCCCCTTTAGGGGGTAAGGGGGTATTTTTATTTTCTGCTTCTGCTTCTGCTTCTGCTTCTGCTATGTCCCTTCCATGCGTAGACACACCGTCACACACCGTAGACAGCGACGCTTTTTGTTTCAACCTTGCCCGATAGCGGGCAGTCCTCGCGCTGGCCTTTTCCTTTGATTCGTCCTTAGAAGCCATTCGCCGATATTTCGGGTGGTTCAGCAAAGACCATCCGCCGTCAATCTCCTCAATCCGCCGCCCTTCAAAGTCCTTTGTCCTACTGTAAGGGTCAGGAGCAAGAAAAGAAGCCAAGGCAGCTTCACACTCTCGAATCGACACTCTGGAGGCGTCGGCCAATCCCGGAACGGATGCCATTACCTCGCCATGCTGGTCTGCAAGCGCCATCATGGTAATCCAGACGATCCTTGTCGGGTGGGGTTCGCGCCAGATCGTTGAAGTGACAAGGGATTGGTGTAATTTCGTGTAGGCCATGTCCATTTGTATGAAACAGTTGAATGAATTGCAAGCGTCTACGTCACTGTCTACGTGTCGTCACGCTTTGTTACGGTGCGTTACTGTAACGGTTAGGCGTTACAAGGGTGTCCCTGCCTCCGCCGCCGTTCGCCCGCCTATCAAGTAGGTGAACGGTCAGCGGATGGCGCGACTATCCGGCACACGCCGGGAGCCTGGGGAAAGGGGTTTACATGCTGTCGATATGGCTGAATAGCGGCGTCTCAATCGAAACGAGACCTTTGGCTGCGTTGTCGCAGTTCTTAATCGCTTGGGCGAAATAGGCGGATTTGAGCTCGAAGCCAATCGCCTTGCGTCCGTTCAAAATTGCGCCGTAAGCCTCCGATCCAACGCCAAGAAACGGAGTAAGAACAACCTCGTTGGGATTAGACCAAAGCACGCAAGCCCGCTCGATCACATCGAGCTGGAGCGGGTGACAGTGCTTCTCGTCATCAGCCTCGGTCGCGCAACGATAGGGGAGCACATTGTCGATGCGGATGTCATCCCAGAAGGCATCAGCATAGCGCCTCCAAATCCAATGAGAGTAACGGTTTTTCTTCTGGTCGCCCTCCATGTTTTTTAGGTGAAGCAATTCAGCAGGCATCTCCTCTTCGCCAGCGTAGCGGTCAAGCCCTGTAGGATGTTCCACCGGGACCGCATTCGTGCCGCTGCGCCGGAAGATCAAAAGCTGATCCGCGTTGGCCATGCTGCACCGTGTTGAGTCTTCGCAGCATTGACGATGCGCCAAGCTCTTCATCATCGTGCGATTGCGAACGGTAAGCGGCTCCTTCCAAATGAAATAACGGTGGGTGAACTGCCATCCGTTTTTCTCATGCAGGCGGATGATTTCGCCGGGAAAGTCAATCAACCCGTCGTTGCCGCTGTTTCCTGTCGGGATGTCCATGCAATGCACTGCTGTCATGCGCCCCGGCTTTGTCAGGCGGTGGATCTCCTTCACTGCAAACTCGTAGTGAGCAAAAAACTCGTCACGCGAAATGCAGTTGCTCATGTCTCGCTCGTCGCTTGAGTATTGGTAAAGCCCTGCAAATGGCGGCGAATAAACTGAAAGGTCAACGCACTCGGCTGGAAGCGCCTGCATTCCTGCGACGCAATCGCCATTATAAAGTGCGTATCTATCGGTAATTACTTGGTCTTGTTTTGTGCTCATGTTTTCAGTAGGTGAGAATTAAATCCAGCTCGGGAGCTTCGGCGTAAGTTGTTTGAATTGGCGTTCTTGGTGCATGGCATTTCCCATGTGTCGGACTAGCTCGGAAAACATTACGTCCGCTTGTCTTGCCTTGCGGTCCATATTTTCCTTCACGCGCACCTCGCCCTCGCTTGCGATGATGTCCACCGTTACGGGATTCTTTTGCCCGAATCGCCAGCATCGGCGAACGGATTGGTAATACTGTTCGTAGGAGTGAGATGCGAACGTCACGACATGGTTGCAATGTTGCCAGTTGAGCCCCCACGCTCCAATTTTCGGCTTGGTAATCAGCACGCGGATTGAGCTATTGGAAAAGCCCTCGTAAGCGGCCTCTTTTTCGTCGTCTGTGTGGCGGCCAGCGATCTGAACCGCGCCTGGAATCATCTTTTCCAGTAGGTCTCCTTCAGCGTTGGCATGCACCCAAATCACTGCGGGGCGGTCGTGGTTTACAAGCTCGGCAACCAATCCGCAACGCTCTTCGATTGTGCGCTTACGCTCGTCTCGTTCTTCTTTCAGCCCAAAAGCCGGAAGCGTGAAAAGCATTCCGTCCGCTGGCGTGTTCGGAGTCACGATGTGTTCTCGCTCGATTAGCCTTGGAAGGTCGTATCCGGCATCATCAAAGCCAAGGTCAGACGGCTTGCGGCAAGCTCGCGCCCATGAACATACCCAACGCCAGAAATGATCGTGAGCGTGCCCCTTGAGTCTCCATCCGTCGATTGCCTGACTGACTCGAAATGACAACTTGCCGAAATGGTTTGCGGCCTTCTCAAGGTTGGCAATTTTCTTTTCGTATTGATCTGTCGTCTTTTGGTCCATCTGCTTGAAAAACATTTTGAGCATTTCAGAGTGATTCAACCCACCCAATGCCTCTGATGATGTTCCTAACTCAGTATAATCGTTTGGTGCCGCTGTGGCAGTCCAGAGTGAGCGGTAAGGCATCTTGCAGAGAAAGCGCGTGACGGCCTTTTGAGTTGCTCCCTTCACATGTTTCAAGATGCTGGACTCATCGCAGCAAACCCCGACGAAATCGTTAGGATCAAACAGGTGCAGCTTTTCATAGTTTGTGACGGTGATGTTCGCCGCTGGCTTGCCGTCGATTGACCGTGCGGCCTCCATTCCAAAGCGTTCTGCCTCGGCAACGGTCTGTGCCCCGACTGCGAGAGGGGTCAGCAAAAGCACTCCCTTGTTAGTTTTTCGGACTACGTTTTCGGACCACGCAAGCTGCATCATCGTTTTGCCAAGCCCGCAATCAAAGAAGGCGGCGGCACGTCCTTTTCGCGTCGCCCAGCCGATTGAGTCTTGCTGGAAAGGGAACGCTTTTTCCGGCATGAAGATTGGATCAAAACCGAAATCCCCGGTCAGGTGGGTCTTGCGGTCGATGAATTGCTCGAAGTCTGTTTTCATGTTTTTAGGCAAAAGAAGGCCCGCCTAATGTCGTCCCCTGCCGAACAAATCCGGCAAGCATCAGGCGGGCAAAGCTGTGGTTTGTGGTCATCGGGACGAACGATGCGGCGTTAGGTTGCCGGGTTGTTGCGGTTGGTCAAGTCAAATCACCAAGGAATGTCGGAACAATCGTCATCCGGTTGAGTCGGAGTCGCTGGCCGCTGTCCGCTTGGTTTGCGGTAAGCGTCCTGCGGCGTGCGCTCGCGGCCTTGTTCGGGCTGCGCATCGGCCCGTTCAGCCTTGAGTGAAAGGAACTGGTCCCCTCCGCTTTTCGGCGTCTTGAGCCATCCTGAGAGCTTGTATTCAACTCCCTCAATATTGATTTTTCCGCGCCTGTCTGGCCGCTTGTCGTTTCCGGCTTTGTCGTTTTTGAACAAGGCTCCTGTGTTTGTTGGATCGTATTCTGACATGGTTTCGTGTGGTGAGAGTTAGAGCTTGTCTTTCGGCTTGGCCTCCATCGCGTTCAGTGCTCGGGCGATCTTGCGGGCGGTGGTGATAGAGGTTGCCTTGCATACGTCTTGTCCGTCATGGGTTTCAACAAATCGGCCATCGGTTTTGTATTTCGGTTTCGTGCTCATGGTTCAGAGTTTGTTTCGCCTGCCGAATTCGGCTATCAAGGCGGCGTCAATTAGCCCCTCATGCGGCTTTGTGCTTCTCAGCGTCGCCAGCCAATTTTTATCCGGCCAGAGTTGGCGAGCCTTCGACAAGGCGGCGGGCTTGGTCATGCCTTTTTCCAGCTTCCCAAGCATGGCCTTTTGCCATGTCTGAGGGGCGATCCGATGGTGTCTGATGCCGCGTGACTCAAGGACGCCGCGAACGGCTCCAAAGCTGTCCCACAACGAGCAAAGCGCCTGCGTTCCGGGTGAGTACTTTCCGGGTGTTTCAAGGATGACGGTGATGGTTTCACGGTCCCACTTGTCGAGGAATGCCCAAACAAATTCTGCGTTGACTTCGTTGCCTTTGTTCTTCGACTGAATCGGCATCGGCCAAGATTCAATCGGATTTCCGGGATGGTCTGACAGCGCAACCAGACCGCCTGTTAGCCCGTTGTCGATTCCGATGTAGATGCGACTCACGCTGCTACCCCCTGCGCGGCGATAGTGGCTTCAAGTTGCGCTGCCATGCGCCGGAACTTCGGGCATGAGTCAATCAAACCCTGGGCGCGGTCAACAGTGCCAGATATGCTTCCTTGCGTCTGATTGAGCAGCTCTGCAATTTCGGCCTGAGTGACGTTTTTGCGGGTCTTTTTGATGCCCCATACTGCCAAGGCGCGGGCATCTCCGGTGCCTTTGATTCGCATTGAGCATGTAATCTGCCCGTAGGGGATTCCAGTGATTTTCGACACGGCGGCGATGATTTGTTTTGGTGTCATTGCTGAATGAAAATAGGAGTGACTTCTTTTGGGATTCCTCGCGACTCCATGAACTCGTCACACTTGCGCTTGAACTCAAGCCAGCTTGATCCATCCATGAACAGGTTGTCGGTTTCCTTAACTCCTGCGCGTTCGCGGTGGACCTTTTTTAGTTTTGGTCGAGGTGTGTCTGTTTTCATTGCTCGTTCCAAAGTCGGAGGTTAAGTTTGCGGGCAAGGTCGGTGATGGCGTCAAGTTCCGTGTCGCCTGTCCCTGTTGTGTCTTGGTCAAGGATCAAAGGACTGTAAGCTGTCCATTTTTCGCCTTGGCTTGTTGTTATTTCGTGCTTTTCCATCCAGAGGATGCGCGGCGACTTGGATTCCGGGATGTTAAATAGTTCACTCATGTCTGTTTCCTTTCAGTTTGGTTAGTGCTTTTCTAGCGATCTCAATGCAGTCCTTTTCGTAAACCGCGCCGGAAGCGATTGATTCGAGAGCTTCAGCCAGCTTGTCGCGCTGTTCTGCGTCGCGCCGGGCGCGGTCTGCGTCCCATCGCGCTTTGTTCATTTGCGCCGATTTCTCAGCAGAGAAGCGGGCGCGGGTGCGCTTGTGGAGAAATCGCTTGCTTGTCATGGGTGGGCGATCTCCGTGTTCTGCGAGAATCCTTTCGGATGGTTAGCGGGTAAAATCCCGCGAAGGTATTTAGTGCTCGCGCTACATGTGCAACTTTCGGGCGTGATTAGCGGACTACCATTGGAGGCAACATCAAACGACCAAGGCTTGTCATGGAGATTCAGCCGAGAGACGCAAGCGAGCGCATGATGTGAGAGCACCTCGCTAAGTGCGTCAACTAACGCAGAACAAGCCACCGCACTCAACCCCTCCACCGTGGCGGTGGCAGAGGGGGCTTCGGGCGCGGTCATCGGTGCCGCATCATTGTTTGGAATTTCGTTCATCGGGGTGAGTGGGTTGTTGCGTTCGGCCTAACGAGATACCAGTCGCGGCATGAAAGCTCCCAGTTGGCGGATTCGCCGTCATCGCGGAACTCGGTGATCGCCTTGTTGCTCCATTCGGATTTCCAGACGCAGCATTGTTCGCCGAGGTATCGGAGCGTCAGGCGTTGTTCCTGCCACCATCCGGTTATAGGATCGCCGCCGCCTTCGCGCCCTACGATCACATCACCGACTCTTAGCCCCATTTCGCGGGCTTGATCGGCAACATACCGCTGCGAAGACCGAACAAGGCGGTCGAGATAACCGCCATGAGCGGTCAAGTCTGGCGTGTTATTGGGGTCGGTGGCGCTCATGTCGGTATCTCACCTTGGACGTTCAAATACGGGAAAATCACCCCAGCCTCGTCGCCTAGTAGCTCGCGCTGGAGTGTCGCCAGTCGGTCGCAAAAGGTCACTAAATGCTCTTCCATCCGCCTAGTGAAGTCGTCGCGTTTGACAATGACGAGCATGTTATCAACGTGCTTGGAGTCCGCATAGGCCACAAAAAGCCCCTCGTCGGCTCCTGTTAGGATCATCTCACCGTGGACCTGCGCCTTGTGATCTTCTGGGAGTCCGCCAGCGATGCGCCACTTGATAAACGTATGCAGCGCCGGGCATTTAACCTCTAGCGGTCTGCCGTCTGTGGTGATGCCGTCCGGGCTGGCTCCGTATCGTCCTGAGTCGGCGAGCCAGAATCCAGACTCGCGTGCTTCGATGCCATGGCGAAAGGCTAGCCAGTTGACAGCCTCGCGTTCGAGGTAGTTCCCGCGTTCCGTGTCGGGCGTGCCTTGAAAGCCGGATTGCCAGCCAAGAGCCTCGGCGATTAGCTCGGCGGCGTAGGTTTCGCTTCCCTTGGCGTATTCGCCCTTGGCCGGTGTCACGATGCGCCCGAACTGGCTGGCTGTCGGGATGCCGCGACGTAGTGCATACCATTCCGGCGAGCCTTGAATGCAGTGGATTTCGCGGCTCATGGCTTTAGCTTGGCGCGTAGGTTTTTGATGGTCGCGTCATACTTGCTCGCCGGGATTTCCTCAACCTTGGAGACTCCCAACCATTGCAGCATCTTCGGCTTGACGGTCGGATCGTTAAGCGTTTCGAGCAATTCGTGGATGTCGGCGGATTGGCCAGCCGTGATCCATGACTCGCCTGCGCTGTTGGCGTCGTCGTCATGGTCGGAGACGATCAGGTTGAGAGCTGCTGTTAGAGCATAGCGTTTCGCGTAGCTGATTGCGCTGCCCATTTTTTGCGTGTCATTGGCACGCATGGCGGAGTCAACAGGGACAGTAACGGAACGGGCAAACGTGCCGCCGTCGCGGTGGAGAACGTGACAGACAGCAGTGAGCTTGCCTGATTCCAGCGTCTCGGTGCCGAAGGAAATCGACAATCCGTTGCTGGCGAGCGATGATCGGATGGCAAGCATGATGTCGTCAAGGCTGGCAAACTGGCCACGGTCGGATTTCCGCCCCTTGAAGGTTGACGGTGCGGTCGATTGGAACTCGGCAAGGGCGGAGGCAAGGGCCTTGTCGGCCTGCTTGGCCTCGTAACGCTCTTGAAGCTCCATCAGCTTCTCCAGCTTGTCGGTATCAACGGTTGAGAGGTCAGCCCCGATCAAGAGGCTCATCGGCGCGGATTGCGCAGGGGTTGAGAGTGCTTTTGTCATTGGTCTTTTTCGGTCTATCCGCGCTTTTGAAAGGCGCGAGCTTTTTCGTTCGGGTGGGGGAAAATGTCGGTCGCATGCTCGCATCCGGTAGGCTCGCTGGCGAGCGCCCTAAGCGCGTGCGCGGCCTGTTGCGCGAGTAGCAGGGCAAACCCGGCTAGGATGGTGGCTAGGAGGATCATGGCTCGTCACGGGTGGCTTTTGCGTCGCGCATGGCTGAGTCAGCGGCCTCTTCTTTGCCAAGCTCCCATAGCTCGTCACGGGTCAATGGGCGTTCTTCGCGCATCTCGTCACGGGCGATTTCCGCCAAACAGTCAGGGCAGTAACCATCTTCCCAGCCTTCCGGCTCGGGGTGCTTTGTTGTCATCAGGCAAAGCCAGCCCTTGCAGGCGACTTCCGGCACGGGCATCGGCGGGATTGATAGCGGGGTCATGGCTTCGTTTTCGTTCCGATTGTCAGGCGATTGGCCTTGATCTCGCTGAGACCGTGCTTGACCAGCATGTCGGCCAGCGTAGTCATGGAGTGGCCTAGTCGGCTCGCCGTGCGCCGGAGCCTAGCGTGGGTGGCTCCTGACAGTCGGATCATTTTAGGCGGGGTCATGGTTGGCTGAGTTTGCAGACAGCATAGATCATTGCCAGCCCTGACAGCGTTGCCAGCCCTGCGGCAGCGATTGGCCAGAGTCGGCCTGTAGGCCGGAAAGGCGAGCGTCGGCGGTTCATGGAGTGCGGGAGTTTGAGTCGGACGCGGGTGACGATTGGGTGAGTCATGGTGGTTAGTAGTCGAGTTTGGGTGAGCGGCGGACACGCCAACCCATAATGGCGGCGTGATCTTTGGCGGCGCGGGAGGAGCTGAAACGGTAGACCTCAGTGAAGGTTAGGAGCAAGTCCCAGCCTGCGGGCGAGCGGAAAAGAAGTGCGGTCATGGTCGGGATTCCCTCGCCCTCCCCCGGAAACCGACCAGGGAAAGGCAAGGGAGGGGTTGGGAAGGTTAAAAAACAAACTCGCTGTCCTCGATCTCAACAGGATGCGTCAGGGAGTCAAAATCGGAGCCGTCAAGAGCTACCCAAAAATCATCGGAGCCGATTGCGCGGCGTGCGACGTAGGTTTCACCCTCGAAATTGACGGGAGCGGATTGTTCAAAGCCGGATGGAATGGTGGATGTTGTCATTTGGTTTGGTCGGTTGCGTTGCCGTTCGTCGGTCAACTGAGGACACCTTAGCGAATTATTCCCGGATGTCTACAAAAAGTTTACACGCTAGGCGAAAAAAGCCCGGAAAGCCTTGTGGGAGTAGGGAAAGACTTTTCCGGCTGTTAGGGTTTTTGTGCGGGTCAAGCTGTTAGGCGAACGTCTGCCATCGGTCAATTTCACCCGCCTGCAATTTTTCCCTTGCCAACCCGGCGCGGCGTGGTAATGGTTGCGGCGTCGAGAGGTGAGACTCAGCGACAAGGATCTCCCCCGGGTCGAAAGACTCGAAAGCCCTGCCGGTATTCTCACCTCCCGGCGGGGCTTTTACTTTTCACCGGGTCAAGGCTTCACATAATCAGGAAAGGGAGGAACGCTTAAACGGCCCAGCCCAATCTAGGTGAAGTTCTCACGGGTCTGCTCCCTGACCGAAATGAAGGAGCGGTTAAAAAGTGTGATCGACCAATGCGCTTGAAGCCTGCCACGCCGCAACCCCAGGCTAGTATTGGTTCCCGCTATCACGGGGTGTCTTGGTTCTCGGCTGGCTCCATATACGGAACTTTCCAGAATGACACGTTTCGGCTGTAATGGCCGAAGCGTGTCCGGCTCCCAGCTTCACCTTACCGGAACTTGATTGACCGACTGAACCAAACGAAACAAACCAATGAACCTCGCCCAAAAACTCTCCGAGCTACGCCAGCTCATCGCCCTGACTGCAACCATGGAATCGACGGACGGAGCGCACATCTTCGCCCGCGTGCGTGAACTTGCGTTGTCGATGATCGAAGCCTGCCCCGCGCCGTCCTTCCTTGACTTGGTGGGCGAGCTTCTTACTGCAACCCCTGCCCACTCTACCAAGCCATGAGTGACCGATGCTCGACCGATCCCGGCGCCACTCACTATGAGGGATGCGCGTGCCATGAACAGGCGTGGCAAAACAAGTGGAGGTGCGCCGTGGAGATGGGTGCGCAAGCTCAGGCCGATTTGTTTTTCATGCGGATAGAGCGGGACCGACTACTGGAGGTCAAGCAGTCAGCCAAGTATCTCCACGCCGCATTTTTTGTGATGCACCGCGACTGGAAGGACGGCGACTTCGATCTCCCGCCGCTGGCAAGAATCCACATGGAAGCGATGGAATCAAAAGCCATCGAACTAGGGCGTCTCTTATTTCGTCAGCATAGCGCAATAGAGGCACTGGCGGACAACGCCGCTCCGACACCTCCCAAAACTCTCTAACCACATGAAAACTTCGACACACGCCGCCCCGCCCGTTACTCTCGACCGACTTGTTCAGCGTCTTTTTGTGGCGCGGGCGCACATGGCACCGCACCAGAAAGAGCGCGACAATGGCAAGCTTATCCTCGAATGCTGCGAAGTGGTGGGCGGCGCAGTGCTGTCCATCGCTCACATCGAAGCGTGCCTTGAGTCTGGTGCGAAGATCGAAAAGCAGGATGGACAATGGCACCTCTTCGCTGCTAATGGGAACGGGATCAAATGCCGGGACACGCTCTCGGAACTACTGACGGACATTTCTCCGCCGAACCCTTCTGACATGCCGCGCTAGTCGGCATTGTCGTGCTGTTTTCCTAATCTGCTCCCAGCTTCTCCAAACTTAGGAGCAACAAAAAGCCGCCCCGGTTTCCCGAGACGGCTGATTCAATCTTTGTTGAGCGGAGCGACGAAATTTGCGTCCCCGCTCATTCGGCACCGCTGGCCTAGCACTTCCCGTGCGCTGTTGATCGAAAGCTGGTGCGCCTTGAAGGAGTCGAACCGAGAGTTTCCCAAAGTGGTTCCGGCGCTTCCGGTGTGGCGTCTCCAACGCTGTTTCGCACTTGGCTTGCAGTCTGGATCAAGCAACCAATCCCACACGCGGGCGGATTTGTCAACCCCTCATTTTTCCGTGCAATGATCCGACCAGCGATTGCCCCTCCCAAATAGGAAT